GATTCACTTATTAGTTTCGTAGCAACATTAATTATATCGGCATCGGGTAGCTGTGATTTAGTATCAACAGACTCACGTATTAGTTTCGTAGCAACATTAATTATATCGTTTTCAGACAATTGTGTAATTGGAGAAGATGATTTCATGTGTGTTGCTAAAACACTTACGGCTGCATTTAGAATTTTCTCATTAATATCATTTTCATCCATTTCTATACCAGTAGATTCTATATTTTATATTGAGCTTTTACTAGCAGAAGCTAATGCCAACCTAGTGAATACTAAATATATGTGATGTATTGAAAACATCATATATAACTAAATTATCCAACCGACAATTTAAACAAAGATGGGGGAGAGTCCTAGACCAATACCTAGACCAAGACCATTTCGGGCAGATTCAGAGATGGTTGGGAGGAAAACATCAAGGATGCTAAATGTGGCGGCGGCAGACAATGCAAGGATAATGACTTCCTCAACATTGAGTGACTTCTTGGGGATGACAATACTGACAACAGCAATGACAAGACCCATAACTAAATACTTAACAATTCTCTTAATAAGTTCAGCAAAATCGAAGCCCATTTGGATTCTTATATATAAAGAAAACAAAAAAATATGTTGGAATACAAAGAATACAAACAAATATATAAATAAAGTAAAATACTTAAATACAGTTTTGCTAAATATCCTATAATGTCTAACCAATCCACTTTTGAAAGAAAAAAATTGCCTAATGGGAAACCCAATCCTAAATATGTTGATTTGTGCGACGAAGACCCGCCCATAGCAGGCCAAAAGTTTGCGTGTCTTTCATTCGTGTCACCTGAAAAAATACTAAAAAAACGCGAAACTTTTTTATTTGACCAATTTATTCAGCAATGGGATTTTACTAAATCTCTCTCAAAGTTCTTCGATTTTTTACATTTCATGGCATACAAGTATAATTTGAAAATCGACGATTTAGTTTCCGATTTTAACGATTTTGCTAAAGAAGAAGAAATCAAGATTAAATCTGTTTCTGTGGAAGACGATTTCAAAACATTTTTAGACAAACAAGAAGACGCACTTACACAGCAGTTTCAGAAAGAACATGCATTCCAAACCTCCACTCGTGGTCTTAAAATCAGGGGCGTATATCCTACACAAGAAGAAGCCGAAAACCGGTGCAAAAAATTGCGAGAAAATGACCCTAATCATGATATATTTGTGGGTCCAGTAGGAATGTGGGTTCCATGGGATCCTGATGCTTATAAGACCGGACGCATTGAGTTTATGGAAGAACAATTGAACCAATTGCATCAAGAAAAGCTGAAGAACGAAGAAAAGGCAAAACAAGAGTTTGAACAGCGTATTAAAGAAACCAAGCGTAAGGCTATTGAAGAAAACATTAAATTAGCTGAAAAGAGTGGTAATGTTTTGACCCAAACTTTGGACGAGAATGGCAATTTAGTAGGAGTTAAGGAAACGATTAATTTCGAGGAGCGCGAAGTTGCCGACACTGCTACTACGGATATTCGTAACGAGTTGTTACGTAGTACATATGCGAATAAATAATGTTTTTTAGAAATATACTGAGTATAATTATATAATATAGAAACTATAGTATATAGTACAAAACACATAGTATGGATTTGTGCAAATACAAAAACTTGTTTGGTAAATTAGGAACGGGTATTCATTCCTATCGCATATTCAATATAGCATATTTAGATATATTAGTAACTGTAGTAGTGGCTTATGGTTTATCTAAACTATTTAGAACGCCATTTTTATATACACTTATTGCGTTTTTCATACTCGGTATATTAATTCATAGATTATTATGCGTACGTACTACTATAGACAAACTCCTATTTCCAAATGCAAAATAATTTGCACAGACAAATTGGTCTATATATATTCTCGTAATATATATAAACACTTTTTGAGAATATGATGCATACAGACAGCGAACACGAAGCCATAGATATGATGAATGCAATGAAAATAGCAGTCGGAGTAAAACCGCACGAAGATAAAGCAACCCGGAAAGAAACGCGTTATGAAAAATGGAAACGCAATAAAAAGGCAAAAAGTGGGTGGGCATATTGGTGTGGTTGTTTCAAAAAACCGCTAACAAACGAACCTCCTGTGGAAACCCAAAATATAGATACAAGCCCACTTATTATATAATAATGTAAAACATAATAAAAAAATCTCAACATTTATAAAATACAAAATAAAAATACAAAATAATCATATGAAAGAGTTTGAATTATTTACAAAATACAAATCGTCATATAAATCCGCATTTTCAGATTTTTCAATACATATAGTTTATGTAATATATTCCATTTATTTATTAATAAATTTTAAAAACGCCTGGTTAAATATTTTTACTGTACCTATAATGGGCCTATTAAATGTTAAATCATTTATTATTTTTCACGACTGTGGGCATAATAGTTATACTCCTAATATATATTTAAACAAAATCATTTCTCATATTTTAGGTATTGTCGTATTTACAAATCCATTGTGGATACAATACCACGATATTCATCACCGTACTAACGGCAATATCGAAAATAATTACCATTACAAGTTTAATGAACTTGTATTTACAACATTGCAAAAATATAAAAAATTATCTACACTAAATAAGTATATATACAAAATAGCATATAACCCAGTAGTTTTTTTTACTGTCATGCCTTCATACTTTTTCTTTGTATTACAACGTTACATATATTTTGTTAAACATTTTAGACGTAACAATGGTGCCAATAAAAAAACAAATGTTTCAAATGCGTATGTTTTGATTACTCATGTTATACATAATACTGGAGTAGCATTCCTTTGCTACACATTGTTCAAACAAGATATTCTATTACACTATTTAGTTTCAATATATATAGGTAGTGCAATTGGGTTTTTACTATTTTTTAATCAACATACATTTAATCCATCGTATGTAGTAACTAATGAAAATTGGAATATGAAAGATAGTGGTTTGCTAGGTAGTTCTTTTATACAAATACCGTATTTATTAAAATATTTTACAGGCGGTATAGAATATCATCATATACATCACATAAATGCAAAAATACCTGGTTATAATTTACAAGCATATCATGAAGAAGTGGTTTATACTTCTAATATGTTTGATAACATTATAAAATTGAGTATGACCGATTGTTATAACAATTTGTTTTTAATATTATATGATGAAGAAAATAACAAATATATTACTATTGAAGAAGCCGATAAACGCGATACAACAGTTGAATAATTTTGGTATATATGAAGCAAATATATATCAAAAGACTACACCGACTTAAAAGAAAAATAAGCCACTGATTTGCTATACCAAATATTGTATCGCATGGTTACTTTGCTCTTTTATATCACCACTTGGATTTCTTCACGTTAATCGGCGGACCGGCACTTTTCTTTTTCGTTTTACTAGGGTCATATGCCTCGTCTTCATCGTCATCCGCCAATGTCTTGGATATTTCCCAAAACTCTTTCGATCCTAATTTGAAATCCGGCCGTTTTTCGGCTTTATACCAAAATATCTGGTCCTGTAGTTTGTTTGATTTAGCATTGTTGTTTATGACTAAACATTCGTAGTTTTCAGTTGTCTGGTCCATAACCGAATTAAACGATTCAAATGTGGGAAACATCGATGCGTAGTTTTCCCATATACGTTTCCGATTTGTCATATAGGGTTCTCTCAATATAAAAACATAGTCAATATTGGTTCTCAGATTTGGCGGAATACCTAAAGGATATTGCATAGTAATAATCAACATTACTTTCCAGTGGCGCCCGTTCATAAAAAGCAGACGCATCATCTTGTCACGGGTCCATGTCTGATCATACAAACAATCATCTAGTATAACAAATGTCCGGGGGTCAATTGTGCTCCGGCGATACGTCTCTATTTCTTTATTTACTTGTTTCAAAACTGTCCGCTGACGCTTCAGAATGTTCTCTATTAATACTGTGTTATATTCCTCGTGAATAAACAATTTAGGAACGTGGGCAGCATAAAACCCGTTACCCGCTTCTGTTCCAGAAATAACGGTCCCAATAGGAATATCCTGATGGTGATATAGCAGATCTTGAACCAAAAATGATTTACCGGTATCTCTTCGCCCTATCATAACAATAACCGGTCCTTTATTTTCATCCGGCTTAAATGTAATTGATTTCATATCGAATTTTTTTAATT